TTTAAAAGAGAAGGAACAGAAGAACGATATTGTACAAAATCTGGATCATTTTCTAATAAGTTCGGCACAGTTTGAAATACAGTATCCTGAGCTAAATATGGAACTTGATACCAATTATCTCCATCTGATTCTTCTACTGAAATAATATCAATAATATCCGTATCAGGAAGTACTATCTTATCATATGGTTTTGGCGTAGTAAATGTAAATGTAGAAGTCTTAACAGTACCAGAAATTGCATTAACTGATTTCTTTAGCAAAAAGTATGTTGGCTGTTTTGTTGCATTATCATATTCATATACTGTAACTTCTGTTGGATTGAATGATGAAGAAAACCCAAAATCAACTGCATCTGTTGTTCTAAACCCAATACCTTGTTCGGTACTAACACGCATTGCAGTTTTAATAGATAATGCATAACGATAATCTGGACCTACTGAATCACCAGAGCCAACTGCAGGTACTAATTGAAATACATCTAATGTTGTTCTTGAAGCAATATAGTTATTAACATTATATCCTAGAGCATATGCTAAATCTTGTACATTGGATTTTTCTGTAGCATGTTGTAATAAAGATTCTTTAAGATTAGTATCACTATAATATGATAATACATCACCTACATATGATGCTAATTCTAATAACATCATACCAGGCGATGACTCGTTAAAATCCTGATATGTATTAGGAAAATATTGTTTAGTAAGGTCAATTAAATTTTTTCTAAATTGCCCGAAATCTTTTCCTAAATAATTTATATCTTTTTTAACATTGCTCATTATCGTTCCTTATTATCGAAACAGAAAAGTTTCCATTTTCATTTACAAATACAGAAATTGTTCTATTTATTTGTTCTACATTAACATTAAATGTAATTTTAATTTTTAATTGATTGCCTAATGTAGTATCTTGTTCGTTTGTTATAGTTTCAATTGAAATAATATTAATGTCTGGTAACCATTTTGTTACAGCTGATTGAATTGACTCTACTATAAAATTACCGATATCTTCAGTATTTGGTTCAAATATTATTTCATATAATGCAGTTCCAAAATCTGGCTGCATTATTCGTTCGCCTAATTTTGTCAATAATAAGGTTTTAAAATTTGAAATAGATTTTTCTACATTAGTTACAGAAGAAACAAAAACTTTAGTTTGGTTAAACTGTAATAATACTCCTAATTTAGAATTTTCATCTGTAATATCATATCGTATAATGTCAAATGGCATTTACTTAACCTTTACCTTTTTTCTTATCCATAGCTTTCATTAAAGCTGAATAATCGCGTGTCATTGCTTTTGCAACTACTGGGTCTACTTGCATAGATTTACCAGTTTCTGGGTCTGCCATTACTTGTGGTGCAGATATTCCCATCATCTGTGAACGCATCTTTTCTCGTACATGGCCAAAACTTTGAGCATTCGCTGATGTCATCATAATATCTTCATTTAATGGTTGATTCATTGATGAAGCATACGGATTCTGTTCTTTTAGTGAATCTGTTTCATTTAGAATATCAGCAAACCCAGTTTTATTAAATTTAACTGTTTTTCTTTTATTTGGTCCTGCAGGTGTTGTTGGTTCAAATAACGCACTCGATGGTTTATTATTTGCTATTTCATTAATTGTTGGTCGTAACCCATCTTTTAAGATTTCAGTAAGTTCTTCTTTAATAACAGAACGTACTTCTTCTCGTACTACTTGTTTCAAAACTTTAACTAATGTTTTTGCATCCATAGTTTCTTCTTTTTTAATAAATATTTGTATGTTATTTTTTGTATGTTATATTGATTCTAATCCAATAAATTGCCAAAAGGCATTCGTTTCGGTTGTATTCCACTCAAATCTATATCGGGATCCGGGTGGCGCAGCTGTTCCTTGATAATTAAGTAAAAATCTCGTTTCGCCTAATGATGACCCTTCTTCACCAAATGGTTCTACGTCAATAATTATTTCAGTACTAGTATCTGGAACAGCTGGTGGTGCACTGTCGGTAGCTACTGGGTCAGCAATATTAACATCAAAACTAAAGTTTTCCACATCATAATTCAATGCACTGTCTGTCCAACTTGTTCTTGTTAATTTTGGTCCAAAAATTTCATCGTTAGAAAGATTAATATAATAATCACCTTGTTTACCTAATTCTGGGTCAGGTTCTCCAACACCAGAATATACTTTACTAGGAGCTTCTTCAATCGACGTTAAAAAGTCTTGTTGTTGTTTTACCATTTCATCTGCTAAATTTAATAATCCATTATTTAATAACCCATTTGCATTCATTTCATTAGCAGTATTTTCATCAACTGGTATTGCACCGCAAATTGGAGATAATTTTGTAGCAATATCACCTAATTTTGATTGTAATGGACCTAATGCTGCATCAAGATATTGTGGTATATTTTTTAATTGTTCTGCTGCAATTGTCGCATTAGCAATAGTCATATTTTGTACAATTACTAATTCTGCTGCAATAACAGCAGGGCCAGTTACTGGGTTTAGTAATTGTGCTGCTTTCAACGCTTTTGCTGTAGTTACTACAGTATTGATTGTAGTAATTATAGTTTGAATTAATGGTAATAACTGTTGAATTCTAGCAATAATTGCTTGAGCATCTTGCATAGATTTTAAAGCTGCTTGTACTTTAGGGTCGTTACAATCACATCTATCTGGTAATTGTATAGCTTTTTCTGCAGCATCTAATATCTGCGTTGCTAAATCTGAAATTAGTTTATTAACTTGCGTAATGATAATATTAACTAATTTTGCTGGTATAGCCGGTACTTTATCTAATGGCGCTGAAACTGGCATAACTTATTCCTTATCTATATAAAATTTTTTACTGTTTAATTGTCGCAATAATGATTGCGCAGCCGCTAACGATCCTTGCCCAGGTGTTGGTGTTGAATAAATGCCAGCTGGCCCAATTACGCCTGCATTTATTGCAGTTATAATTTGTGTTAATATCTGTTCTAATATATCTCCTTTTGGAATTGGAGATGATGCATTTTCACTGCCAATTAACATTTCATTTGTATTTATTGATAATCGTTTTTTAGCATCTATAACAACTGGGCCTACTTTTGATTGTAGAATCATTTTATCAGCTGAACCAATGAATTCAGAACCGTTTGATGAATTACTTTTTGTTAATTGTTTTGATAATTCGTAAGAATTCGACAAATCTTGGGTGCTTGTTAAATGTAACGAAGACGCCATTGATTTAATTTCTTCAACATATAAATCATTACCACCAGTTTCTTTATCTACTGATAAAATTATTATAGGGTCATTTTCTTTACCTTGACCCGTTTTCCATATAGTTGGCTTTGCATTGTCGGGCGGCGATGCAATTGTACGACCCAAACGTATACGATTACCAAAACGACCTTCTATTAATAAATCACCATCATATGGTTGTAATAATTTTATAGTTTTTTCTGCCTTACCATCCGTAGATGTTGACTGAGCATTAGTAGTTGGAACAACTTGAATACCACGAGTAATGCCCGGTAACTTAGAATTATTAGTTCCCGAATCCTGTATTGGTAATGTTGGATGATAATACCATTTATTTTTATAATTTCTATCCGATGATAATTTACTAATACTCTGAAATACTATTACAAATTCACCAATTAATGGTATTTGTTTAATATTATTATTAGCAGGCGACGCAAAATCAGATATCGGAGATGTCGAATATGTTTTAAACTTTATGTCATATGGCGTTTTTAAACGTTTTTTACCAGTTTCATCTGGATACTTAAATGTATAATCTTCATCATACGACCTTACCTCAGCAATATAATATTGTATAGAATCTTCAGTTGTAGCCAAGTTATTCCTTATTAAGTTTTTCTGTTACATCAGCAATTTTTTGTTTTAATACTTTGTCTTCATCTTCTAATCTTTGGACTTCGTCTGTAAGTTCATTTTCAAACGTTTCATTTGCTACTTTGAGAAGTTGTTTCTTTTCTTCGTCTGAAAGTAAAGAACCTTCGCCAATTATAGTTTGTTGCGTAGAAATATAACGTTGAACGATTGCAGTTAATTTAACGAGATGATCGTCATTTTTAACTGCAATATCCAAATATTCTTTAATTAATGGAACTACAATTGTAGCAGCGGATGTAGATGTAATAAGTGGTTGTAACTGAGCGATAAGTTGATTGATTTGTCTATCTTTCTTTTTACTGTTATGATAGACATCAGACATTAGGTCCGAAAACGTTACGCCTTTAAATAGTTCTTGTGAATTGTCCATAAACCGTTCTCTTTAATAATAAATATTAAAACGGCAATTTCACGTATTGATTTTGTTCGTATTCTTTAAATTTTGTTTGATATATTTCTTTTAATACTTTAACTACGCGCGTGATATTATTAGTTTCTAATCCGGTGCGTTCTCGTACGAATATATAAAGAGCCTTTTTATTGAATTGTTCAATGTTCTCTCTATTTTCAAATAAATGTAAAACAGAATCCGCTACATGTATATCTGTTGTATTAGTAAAGATATAATTTAAATTTTGATAGCAATATTCAACATATGCATCCATAAAATAACGAAGTGTTTCTGCCATTTCGTCATTATGTATTTCTATCATTACATTTCGTTCTTCATCTACATTGATTGGTTCTAAATCATTTTTCAATTTAGAATAACCCTTTTGATTTTCAGCTATTAAATAATTAAATGCAGTTCTTGTATAATAAGAATATGCTTTACCAGCAGCTGGGTTAAACTTATCTAAACGTTCAGTTAAATATGTAACTAAATCTGTTTGTAAATCTTGAAATGAAGAATCAATATAGTCTGGTTTCATTTTGTTAATCAAATTCTCAGCCAATTTCATAAAAGGTGGGAATAAAAATCTTCTATATATTCTTTCTCTCAATACCGGTTCTGGCTCTGATAAATTATATGCAGATACTGCACATTCTGTTATCTGCGTCCAATACTTATTACTTTTCTTCTTCTTGCGACCCATACGCCTCCTGATATAAATCATCCACAACTTGTTTTAGAAGTGCAAATGTTGTTCCTGCTTCATCATCTGATTCAAACGCGCCTTTACTGTCAATTCGCTTCATTTCATCATATGCTTCTTTTGTTTTATCTAATAACATACCATATGTAAATTCTAACTCATCAACATATTGTTGCTGATCTGCTAATAACCCAGCTAGCATATAAGCACGATGCCCAAAGTATCCGGCTGCGAACCCAAATACTATAATTATAATTGAAAATCCTATTGTCATATTAATCTCCGAATGAACTAAATATATCAGCAATACTTTTTGCTGAATCTGGATTACTTTCTGATAAATTCTTTATTGCATTCATTTTAGTTTCTTTAGCTTTAGGTGCAGAAACTTGTGGCATTTCGTTTTGACTATTTCTCCATGTTTCATATTCAATCTGAGCTGCCATATGATCTGCATGATGAAGTATTAAAGGCAAATTTGTTTTTAATTTTGCTTTAGCTGTTCTTGCAACAAAGTACGGTTTATTACCATCATCATACATACCATCGTGAATTTTGATAGCTTGATATTCATTCCAAGACATATCAACACCGTATTGATGAAGCAAAAAGATTGATAAATCAGGAACCATCGTGAAAGGAATATTTTCGTTATGCTTATACATCCTTCCCATATTCTTACGATGCCAATCTGAAGTTTCTATTTGATATACTTCATTGCCATCACCAGGAAATCCAGCTTTACCTAAATCATGATGCATTGCAGCAAACATTAACTCTTCAAAGGTATAGCCAGACATATCAGCACCTGCAGATTTCCACATATTATATTGTAACTCTGCACAACGCATTACATTTAATACGTGTGCAATATAACCACCAGCAAACGCATTGTGATAATGAGCAACAGAAGAAGCTGGCATCAACGCCATTCTGTTTTCAAACTCATCATACATTTTATTAAGTTGATTTTTACGTGTCGGAAACAATTCATTTACTTTAGAACGATATAATTCCCAATTCGATTTTATTTGTTCTGCTGTTAAATTCATATGTAACTCATTTTATTATAATATAATGAAAAAAACGTTATCTTACAAATATTTTGTTTCTTTCTTCATTTGTTAAATTTAGTATATCAGATTCTGTATATCCTTCTACACCCAAATGAGTACACTCCCAACATATTACTGATTTTGCATTTGCATCAACACGTTCTACTTTTTTGGAACACAAACGGCATTTCATCGTAATGAATCCGTCTTTTTTTACTTTTTTATCTGCCATAACTTAAGAAACTATTCGTGGAAATTTTTGTTTTGTTGTAGTTTTTTTCTGTATTTTATCTTTTTCTGTCAATTCTGTTTTAGCTAAATTTTCTAAAAACTCTTTATCATTTGTAGTTAATTCTTCGTCTTTTAAATCATCGAGCCCATCATTAAGAGTTGAATCCCAATCATCATACAATCCATCTTCTTCATCTGCACGCATCATTTCAACGATAGCGTCACGTTGCTTTTGTTTTTCTGCTGCTTGTTTTAAAGCATCATTTGGCTCTGGTGGATTGTCATTAGCATCCATGATTGCTTTTACATCTTGTTCGGTCATATCTGTTTTTTTATTTGCAATTTGTGCTGCAATTAGTAAGGTTACTGCTAATGGGTCAAATACAAAAATAAAAATAAGAATAAACCAATTAACAACACGATTCATTGGTTGATTAGTTAATTCAGCTACATATCGCAACGGGCCTAATTCGGCAGCAACATCATTATTTGATTCTAAATCTAAAACATTTAAATCTAATTTCGTAACTGAATCAGTTAATGCTTCTAGTTTTATTGATACTGCATTACGTTGATTTTTAGCATCATTTAACTGTGCTTCTAATACCTTTCTTGTAGCCGAAGATGTTGTAGTAATTAAATTACCATCTTTGTCGGTATATTGTATTACGTTATTAGAAAGACCTTTAGACAATTCTGAAATAGATTGATTTAACTGAATCTTTTCTGCAGAATATTCATCTAATTGTTGTTGAAAACGTTCTCGTTTTAATTCAACTACATTAACTTGTTTATCTAAAACCGTAAGTTGATCTGCCGTAGTCTGATATGCAGATACTAAAAAGCCATATATACCAATAGAAGTAATTAACATTAATATCATTACTGCACTAATTAGATATGTTTTTAATAACAATCCAATTTGTTTCCAGTAACGATGCAAATATGAAGCACTAATTAATTTAGACACTTCTAATGTCCCCGCCATAATCGTTACGGCAAGAGCTTGAGCAGAAAATAATTTACTTAATCCAAAGACACTGTAATATGCTGCACTACCTGCAAGTGCAAACGCAGCAGCATATACAACGTATGGAAATATTTTTTTCATTACTCACGATCTAAATAATACTTAGCTGATTCTAATTTATTAAACGCTTTTTGTAAATTCATAACCGCTGCTTTAGGATCTGCATGCCCATTGTTAATTG